AGCAGGAAGGTGAAGTAAACATGGCAGGTGGAAACTGGATTTCGCAGAACAAGACGCGCCCCGGCGTCTATATCAACTTCAAATCGGAGGCGAAGGCCGCCGGCGCAATGGGAGAGCGCGGCATCGTCAGTCTGCCGCTTCCGCTGTCCTGGGGACCGGCGAAACAAGTGATCGCGGTGGAAGCCGGCGACGACACGTTCGCGACGCTCGGGTACCCGATCACGGCGCCGCAGCTGCTGCCGGTGCGCGAGGCGCTGAAGCGCGCCCGCACGGTGCTGCTGTACCGGCTCAACGCCGGCACGCAGGCAACGGGCACGGACGGCGTGAACCTGACGATTACGGCCAAATACGGCGGCGTCAGGGGGAACGACATCACCGTCATCATTTCGACGAATGTGGATGATCAGGACAAATTCGACGTGCAGACGCTGGTGGACGGCGCGGAAGTCGATTACCAGGAGGCCGTGCAGGAGGTCGAAGACCTCGAAGACAACGACTGGGTGACCTGGTCGGGCAGCGGCCTGCTGACGCCTTCGGCCGGCATTCCGCTGACCGGCGGCGCGGACGGCGCCGCGACGGCGCAGGATTACCTCGACTATCTCGAAGCGATCGAGGTGCAAGATTTCCACACGATCGGCCTGACGGCGACCGACCCGTCGGTGAAGGGCGTATTCGCCGCGTTCGCGAAACGGCTGCGCGATGAAGAAGGCAAGAAGATCCAGGTCGTGATGGAGAACTACCCGACGGCCGACTACGAAGGCGTCATCAGCGTGAAGAACGGCGTGGTGCTGGCGGACGGCACGACGCTCACGGCCGCGCAGGCCGTCGCATGGGTGGCCGGGGCAACGGCCGGCGCCGCGCCGAACGAATCGCTGACCTACACAGCCTACGACGGCGCCGTGGACGCTTCGCCGCGGTACACGAACAGCCAGATCATCGCCGCGCTGCAGAACGGCGAGTTCGTGTTCACGGGCATCGACGGCCGTGCGGTCGTGGAGCAGGACATCAACACGCTGAAGACGTTCACGCCGGACAAGGGCAAGGCGTTCAGCAAGAACCGCGTCCTGCGGGCGCTCGACGGCATCGGCAACGACTACATGCGGGTGTTCAGCGCAAGCTACATCGGCAAGGTGCCGAACAACGCGGACGGCCGCAATCTTTTCAAATCCGAGTGCATTAACATCACGAGCCAGTATCAGAACATCGGCGCGGTGCAGAACTTCGACCCGCAGACGGACATTGAAGTGCTGCCGGGCGCGGATTCGGATTCCGTCGTCGTGAATCAATGGGTGCAGCCGGTCGATTCGATCGAAAAAATCTACATGACCGTGACGGTCCGGTAAGAGGTGACGCGAAATGATTTTCCGTGAAGGTGACGCGATTTCCGGCAAGCAGGCTTACGCCTACATCAAAATCAACGGCCGGCAGGAAGAACTCTTCTATGCGAAGTCGCTGGAGGCCACGATCGAGAAGAACAAGGTCGATGTGCCGGTCCTCGGCCGCACGAACACGCCGCAGCGGGCGGCGGGCTGGTCGGGCAGCGGCACGCTGACGATCTACTATGTGACGTCGGTGTTCCGGCGCCTCATGCTCGACTACATCAAGACCGGCCGCGACTTCTGGTTCGACCTGTACGTCGTGAACGAAGATCCGCAGTCCAGCGCCGGCAAGCAGTCGGTCATGCTGAAAAACTGCAACCTGGACAGCGTCATTATCGCGAAGTTCGACGCGTCCAGCGACGACATGCTCGAAGAAGAGATGCCGTTCACGTTCAGCGACGTCGAACTGCTCGACGAGTTCCGCACGATTACGGGCGCCTGATGGGCGCCCTCTTTCATCCAAAATTTGAGGGAGGATTCTCGGCATGAACCTGCAGGAATTTCTGAACAACAACCCGATCGACAACCTGACCGAAGAAGTGGTGGTCTCGCCGCGCTTCAAGGATGAGAAGGGCAACTTGCTGAAATTCAAAATCAAGGCGATGACAAGCCGGGAGTTCGACGACATCCGGCGCAGCGCGATGCAGATCAAGAAGGGCCGCAAGGTCGAGTTCGACGCGCAGAAATTTAATCTCCAGGTCGTCGTCCACCACACGCTGGTTCCGGACTTCAAGGATGCGGCGAGCATCCGCAAGCTCGGCTGTCATACGCCGGAAGAGTACGTCCAGAAGGTGCTGCTCGCCGGCGAAGTCGCGACGCTCGCACAGAAGATCCAGGAGCTGAGCGGCTTCGACGTCGAGATGGACGAGCTCGTGGAAGAGGCAAAAAACTGATCCGGGAGGGCGATAGTGAAGCGAACTACGCTTACTACGCCCTCCACAAGCTGCACATCCTCCCGAGCCAGTTCGTGAATCTGCCTCGGGAGGAGAAGGCGTTCATCATCGCCTGCATTGACGAACGTATCGCGGCGGAGAAGCGGGCGATGAGGAAGAAGCGGAAGTAGTGTGAAAGGAGGGCTGGGATGTGGCAACTGTTGATTCGACGGTCAAACTGTTGGAAGCAGCCGGCAAATCCGCCGAAGAAGCGACCAAGCAAATCGAAAAGATGACAAAGGCAACGGAAAAGTTGACCAAAGCAATGACCAAGGCCTCAAAAATCAACGTATTGTCGAGTAAAGCACTGAACAGTCAGCAACGGATGATCAAGAATTTTGAGAAGATCATCAAGACCATTCAGAAGGTTTCAGCGGAGCAGAAAAAGCTAAATCAGCTGGTATCGACCGGTCAAACATTACTCAGAGGTCAGGCTGCACCGCTCAATCGCCTGGTATCGCTATCAAGCTCAATCAGGTCGAACTTGAGAGATGCCAGTAGATCTGCGAGTTTCTTGCAACGAGTCAACAATCAGGTGCAAAGGCTCACGCGAGCGATCAATCAGATGACAAGACCATTGAACCAGATTATGGGAGTCTTAAGGCGGTTGATCAGGAGCTTCGGTGACCTCAATCGTGCAACCAGGACATTTTTGAACAGCTTGCAGAGGGTTATCACCGCAGTAAGACAAATCAGGGATGTCTTGAGCCGGATAAGAGATTTGACAATGCGAGCGTCTTCCCATATGAGACAATTCAGCAGGCAAGCAATGTCCGGAAGGGCAGCGCTCAATCGTCTCGCTCCTCCGATGAGACATCTGGTGACCTTGTCAAACACGCTCAGATCGAATATGCAGCAAGTCAACAGATATACACAATCCGTTCAAAGAGCTTCGGGTCAACAGGGTCAGTTTTTGAATCAGAATGCAAAAGCCAATCGATGGGTCGATTTCGGACAGAAAGTCTTCAATAGCCTGTCTTCGATGATGAAACGCGGGTTATCCAACTTGTTTTCGGCTCAAAACTTCAAGTCGGCTATGGCATTCAGCGATAATTACATGAACTCTCTTACTCGCGTAAGCGCAATTAACGATGGCTCACAGTCGGACAAAGAACTGCAATCCAAAATTTTGGCGGCAGCCGATCGTTCACGTGGGCGCTATTTGGACATGGCGGAACATATCACGAAATTGGGACTGTCGGCGCCCCAAGCATTTTCGGGCAACGATGAAATCATCGCATTTACGGAGCTTTCACAGAAAGCGTTCCGCTTGGGCGGTGCCGGCGCCATGGAGCAGCAAGCCGGAATGGATATGCTGGTTCAAGCGATGTCGATGGGCGGACTTCAAGGAAACGACTTCCAGATGATTATGGACAAAGCACCTATGCTGGCCGATGCGATCGCATCGTTCACCGGTAAATCGAAAGAAGAATTGATCGCATTGTCAGCCGAAGGATTGATTACCTCGGACATTCTCAAGGGCGCCCTGTTCTACGCGGCGGATGAAATCAACAGAAAGTTTGAAGGATTGCCCAATACATTTGGAGATCTTTGGAACGATATCTCCAATTCTGCGGTTGAAGCCTTTGGTCCGGTCATTGAACGTGTGAGCCAATTATTGAACAGCGAGAAAGGACAGCGGTTGGTTTCAGAGATCGGTCAGGCGTTCCAAGTGGCGGCAACCTTTGTCGGACAACTTATTGAAGGAATCGCAATGGTTGCATCTTTCATTATCAATAACTGGTCTGTTTTTGAACCCATTCTCTGGGGCGTTGTCGCAGCCGTCGGAGCCTGGACAATCGCCCAGTGGGTGCTGAATGCTGCTCTCTCAGCCAACCCGATAGGCTTGATCGTCATGGCCGTCGCAGCGATGATCGGTATCATCACAGCTCTGGTAATGTGGATTGCCCACCTGTGGAGGACGAACGATGCGTTTGCGGAAAACATGCTCAGGGCTTGGTACGGTATCCTCAACTTTTTCGACCGGGCAGTCGCCTTCTTCTGGCAGGTTGCCGAATGGTTGGTTCAACCGTTCGTGCAATGGGCAATACAGATTGGGAATCTTGTCGAGAATGCCATCAATGGTATCATAGGCGGAATCAATCATGTGCTCGGATATATCAACAACATCTTCGGGACTTCATATCAACTGAGTGTCAACTTTGACTTTCAGGATATTGCTCAAGACCTTCAAGATTTCCAGGATAGGGTTACTCAAAATAAGATTGACGCCATAGATCGGGCGGCGCGAAACGAGGCGGAGCGCGAACAGAAAATTAAAGATTTCTTTGCTGATCGCGCGGCCAAACGTGCCCTCGAAGATGCCGAAAGGCAAGCAAAGGAAGAACAGGAGACTGACTATTCCAAGTGGCAGAAGGAACCGTCTGAATGGCCGACAAATCAGCCTAACATCAACAAAGTGAATGAAGTCGGCCGCATCAACGACACCGTCGACATCTCCAGCGAAGATCTGAAGATGATGCGCGAGCTGGCGGAGATGAACGCGATCCAGAATTTCGTATCGCTCACGCCGACGGTGAACGTGCAGACAGGGGATATTCGCAATGGCTACGATGTAGATACGATTATCTCGCGTATTGAACAGTCGCTCACCGAGCAAATCGCGTCTTCGGCGCAGGGGGTGTATGGCCTTGGTTGACCGTTGCGGCATATGGCTGAGTTGGAACAACCAGGAGGACGGCTTTGAACTGCCCGTGCTTCCCGCTGAGCTCAACACGAGCATCGGCGGCGACAGCGCGGGGCATGAAGTAGCCGGCCTCGGCAAGATCAGCGTGATCAAAGACCGCGAACTGGCAGAGTACACGATCGAAAGTTTCTTTCCCGCATACCCGCCGCATCCGAATCCGAAGCCGGATCCGAAATCGGGTTTGGATCCGGATACGAGCGTGCATCCGTACATCACGGCGGTCGAAGTTCTGCCGCCAATGGTCTATGTGCGCAAAATCATGAAATGGTGGGAGACGAAGCGGCCCATCCGGTTCGTGTTTGTCGGCAGCAACCGGTATGCCGGCACTTCGGGAGAGACCATTTCGGAGATCAACACGGCCGCCAGCATTGAAAGTTTCGAATGGAAGGAAGTCGCCGGATCACCCGGCGATATTTCGTATTCGCTTCGTCTGAAAGAATACCGTTTCTACGCCGCACGGAAGACGACGGTGATCGAGCAGGCGAACGGCGAGGTTGCGCTGCAGAAGGCGAAAATGGGCCGGCCGGATGAACGCGTGCCGCCGTCCACTTACACGCTGGTTGCGGGGGACAGCCTGTGGAAAGTGGCGCAGAAAATGCTGGGCGACGGATCGCGCTGGCGCGAGATTCAGAAGCTGAACGGCATCAGCGACGCGCAGCTCAAATCGCTGCCGGTCGGGATGGTGCTGAAGCTGCCCTCGGGGGGTCGGTAACGTTGCTTAGGATTCTCCTTGACAACAAGCAAGGCCGGATCTGGGATATCTCCGAGATTGTTTCGGACATCAGCTGGACGACTTCGCGCGTCGGGCGGCCGGCGAGCTTCGAGTTCACCCTGATCGGCAGCGCCATTTTTCAGGATCGGACGTTTGCGGTCAATAACGGCGACATCATACGGGTAACGAAAGATGATGTCAACGTGTTCTACGGCTACGTGTTCAGCATCGACCTGAACCAGGATGCCGAGATCGGCATCAAGGCGTACGATCAGGTTCGATATTTGCTGAACAAGGACACGTTCGTGTTCAAAAACCAAACCATCGGAGACATCATCCGCGAGATCGCCAAGAAATTCGAACTGAAAACCGGCCGCATTGACGACACCGGTTACAAAATTCCGTCCATGATCGAGGACGGGCAGACGCTGCTCGATATCATCGAGAAAGCGATCACCCTTACCATGTCGGCGACCGGGCAGTTTTACGTGTTCTTCGACGATTTCGGTGAACTGTCGCTCCGGGATGTACGATCGTTTGATGCCGGCATCTACGTCGGCGACGGCAGTCTGATGACCGGGTTCGAACATACCCGGGACATTGATTCCGACACCTACAACCGGATCAAATTGTACCGCGACAACCAGCAAACCGGACGGCGGGAAATCTACATGGCCCAGGACAGCGTAAACATCGCCAAGTGGGGCGTGCTTCAGTTGTACGAGAGTGTGGACGAAAATATGAACGCTGCCCAAATCGGTGAGATGCTGGATCGAATGATGAAATTGAAAAACCGCGAGCAACGGACGCTCAAGCTGGACGCCATCGGGGATATCCGGGTGCGGTCCGGCATGTATTTGCCGATTGTCATCGAGTCGCTCGGTATCAACCAGCCCATGATGGTCGATGAAGTGAAGCACCGGTTCGACGGTACCAACCATACGATGAGTCTGACTTTGAAAGTGGTGTGAATCATGCTGAACGCAATCCGGCAGGCAGCCCTGACCGCCATGGAGACTGCG